AGCCGTTCCGCGCGTCAATTGACAAGATTTGGGGAATACTAAAAGGTGCGTTTGCGTCAGGTGTTGTAAAAGCAGGCGAAGTGTTGACGAAACTAAAAAACGTGTTTGTCGAACTTGTAAATACAAAAGTCGTGCCATTTTTTGAAAGTTTGGCCGATGTTATTTCGCGGGCATTTAGCGGCGACTTCAGCGGAGTTGCCAATATGTTCGGTCAATTGGTGCCGACAATTATTAGCTTTTTAGTCGGCGGTATCCCAGCATTGATTTTGACCGGCGCGAGATTTCTTCCGGCAATTGCTGAAGGTATGCAACAGAATTTGCCAGCGCTGCTTAACGGTATTACAGCGGTCATAACTAATGTCATAACCGCGATAACTACGTATTTGCCGATGTTTGTGCAGTCTGGTGTTGATGTGCTAACGAAACTAATCGAAGGTCTGACGACGGCAATTCCACTAATCTTGCCGGTAGTTATCACGATTGTAACAACATTGATAACGACGCTTGCACAGTTTTTCCCACAATTTGTTCAAGCGGGCGTAACCGTTTTGACAAACCTATTAAACGGAATTGTTAACTCATTACCGTTGATTGTAAATGCAATTTTGACGTTAGTCACGACGATTTTAAGCGTGATTGCAGAAAATTTACCACGTATTATCACAGCGGGAATTACGATAATAACTGCACTTATTGAGGGGATTATTACGCTTATACCGGCGATTATTGATGCAGTATTGTCAATTATATTGACGATTGTACAGGCGGTTATTGACAACTTGCCGAAAATAATTGACGCGGGTATTAAAATACTTGACGCACTAATTAACGGAATTATTTCGATTTTACCACAGTTAATTAAAACCGGAATCATGCTTATTTTAGCATTATTTGGCGCGTTAATCGATAACTTGCCGAAAATTATTGATGCGGGTATTAAGGTGTTGATGGCGCTAATCGAAGGAATCATGAAGATTTTGCCACAATTACTTGCCGCAGGCTTAACGCTCATCGTAAAGCTGGTTGGCGCGTTAATCGACAACTTGCCGAAAATACTTGTAGCAGGAGGAAAAATTTTACTTGCATTACTTGACGGTATAGCAAAATTAATTCCGAAGCTGCTGTCGCTTGGTTGGGATTTGGTCAAGAAATTGGCTGGCGCTATCGGCGACAAAGTTGACGACATATTTAATGTCGGTGCAGATTTAATTAAAGGTTTGTGGAACGGTATTAATTCCGTTAAAGACTGGATAATTAGAAAAATTGGCGGATTTACAGACAGCGTCTTAAAGTCGATTAAAAGTTTTTTCGGAATCCATTCGCCGTCTCGTCTTATGCGCGATGAGGTCGGTAAATATTTGCCGTTGGGTCTTATCGCGGGCATTCAACGAATGAAAAATGACGTAATTAGCGCAGCCGAACAAATGGCTAAATGGGCAACGCCTGACGTACCAAGAATGTCGCTTGCTTACTCGACGCCTACAGGCGTTTATGGTTCGTTATCTAGCGCAGTAAACGGAACAGTCGATGTTGATTCGCGCGACGAAATACTAGCGGCTGCGATTGATCGGTTAGAACGGTCACTTGACGGTATGACAATCGTAATGGACGGAGAACGTGTCGGTCATCTTGTTCGCGGATATGTAAACGAAGGAAATGCGGTTGATGCTACAATAAGGAGGTATTTCGGTTAATGGACGTTGAAATAACGAAACAAAACGGAAAGATATTTAAATTAAGCGACTATGACATAACCGTTCGTGATTTTATCGTCGGATCAATCGAAATACTTCCGACATATAGCGAAATAGAAGGACGTCACGGGCGCGTTAATATGGGCGCTACTTACGGCACGCGAGTAATTAGCGTGCCTTTTTATTTTAAAGCGAATGACATGCTCGATTATCCGTTGCTTCGCGACTTACTGTTCGAGTTGACGGTAGACACTGAACCATTTTATGTTCGCGAATTGCGACGTGGCATTTTTCAAACCGGCGACAATAAGTATGTCGGAGGTAAACGTTATTTAGTACGGTTGGTAAATTCGTTTGATGTTGAACAAACGTATAGATACGGGTTTGGTGAATTGTCGTTTGAAACAACCGATCTGCCATTCGCCGAATCCATTGGCACAACGCAAGACATTCAAGAAAACGGAATTAACGCAGATGACGAGTTGTGGGGTTTCGGTATGGGGTTGATCGAGGAAATGGGAGATGTCGAATATGTGCCTACAAGATGGTATCATGTCGGGTCTAAGAAATGGAGTGAGATCTAATGGCTTCTTATACACCGAATTATAACTTGTATTTACCAAACGAAAATGATGATATAGGAGTTGCTCAATCGCTAAGTGATAACTTTTCTAAGATAGATACACAAATAAAAAATAGGGTAAATGAAATCGGAATCTTATCGAATTTGACAACAACATCAAAAAGTAATTTAGTCTCTGCAATTAATGAGCATGACAGCGAGATCGGCAGTTTATCGTCACTTACAACATCGAATAAGTCAACGGTGGTAGCGGCAATTAACGAAGTAAAAGGAAATACCGTTACCAACTCCACGAACATTGGCACAATGTCTAACTTAACAACAACGAACAAAAACAGCTTGGTTGATGCGATTAATGAGGTTAAAGGAAAAGTTGACACAAACACAACAAACATTGGAACGCTATTGAATTTGAACACAACAGATAAAACGAACCTTGTTAACGCAATCAATGAGGTTAATAACAAGTTGCTAGGAATTGCGAAAGGAACATTCACTATTTCCGGAGATGGATCGGCAACGACGGTAAATATCGCACATGGATTAGGTGTTGTACCATCGTTTTATCAAGTGCAAGCGGGTAGTGCGGATGCAGGAACGGCGGAAATTAGCTATATTACAGCGGATGCAACGAATATTACAGTTACATTTAAAACGGCAATTCCGGCCGGGACGGATAATATAACGCTTGTTTGGAGAGCGGAATTATGACGACATGGGCAGAATTTGCAAGATTGAAACAAACAATGTACACAGTTTATGATAAAACTTCTTTTCGTGTGTACAACGCTGGAAACGTGCCGATCCATCCGTTCCAACAAGATTTAAAGATTACGATTAAACAAGTTAGAGGATCGGCTAGCTATTTTGAGTTACGTAATCTTACAAACGGAACGGTTTTCCGTATAAACGAAGCTGTTTCTGATACGCAAACAATCGTTTTAGACGGCCCGAATATCACATCAAACGGTCTTAATTTTTTACGAAAAACGAATAAGGGATTTATCGAGTTGTCGCCTGGTTGGAATGATTTTCAAATTTACGGCGCTAGTAGAGCGACTATAGAGTTTGACTTTAGATTTTATTACTTATAACCGGAGGGATGTCAATGGCACGAAGAGAGATCGGAACTAGATGGGATCGAGAAAACCGCAATAATATAAATGAAAATTTCAAAGAATTGTATGATGTGCAAAACAGGGCGATTGAAGAAGCGACGAAATCTATAATTGACAGCGCAAAGTTGATATGGCTTGAGCCAGTAGACACTTTTGCGGATATTCCAACGACCTACCCCAATCCGGAAATAGGTCATACGGTTTTCGTTAGAGATACCGGGAAAGTTTACCGTTTTTATAACGGATCTTGGATGGAAATACAACAAATTGATGCAGGACCGGTGAATGAGATAGATACTAGGTTAAGTGCTGAAATTGATGAAAATAAACAAGAGATCGAACAAGCGAGAACAAAAGCGGATGGGACGACGTTTCCGGTTTTGCGGGATAGATTGAACGATGTCGACGATAAAATTGGAATTTTATTTAATCGTGCTGATTGGGTTAGTGTGAAGGAGTTCGGTGCGAAAGGTGATGGGGTAACGGATGATACACAGGCAATTCAGAATGCACTTAGTTCAGGTGCAAGTGTTGTCTTCTTCCCTCGGGGTACTTATTTAGTGACTTCGACCTTGAATATAGGCTTCGATACTATTTTGATTGGGGCTGGACGCAGACGAACGATCATTAACCCAAAGGGAGATATTACAGGACTACGAATCAATTCCGCAAATCGTGTATGTATTCGGGATTTGTTTATTCAATCCATTGATCATTCAGCACGGTATGGGCTCGTCGTTGGGACTGGCTCTCATAATTGCCGGGTGGAAAACGTTGAAATTATGGGTTTCACAGGGGCTGGCATTCGCGTAGAAGATAATTGTTGGGATCAGTATTTTGAAGATATCCTGATTTCCGGATGTTCCGGGGATGGATTTCAAGCGGGGGCGACTTTCAATGATGCAACCCTAGTTCATGTGCAAGCTGTGTCCAATGGGGGAAATGGTTTTACTTTTTTGGGGTCATCTCCTGCTCTTTCTGTATCCTGTATTGAATGTCATGCCGAAACCAATGGGGGCAGTGGATTCTATCTCTACGGCACTGGAGTCGGTTCGATTTCCTTTATCGACTGTTATGTAGAGATGAATGGAAATGCTGGGTATTCCATCGGGTGGACAACAGGATCACAAAGTAACAGTATCGATACGGTGAATATTATCGGTGGAAATATCTACGGTAATACAAATTGGGGAATTGATGCATATATCGTAAAAAATGTAGTGGTTATGGGAACGAGGATTGCAGGGGGAACGGGAACTCAAGGAGCCATTTGTTTGTCAAAGACTATGCTTCCTACAGGACAAGTCACGCAAATGACTTTAATCAATGTACAAATCTCATCCGATTATCCAGTTAGCATCAATGCTCCCTATCTGGCAAATATCATTAATGGAAATCAAGTTACGCATCCTCAACCAATAAAAACGATTACAAGCGGTTACAATATTACATTTAACGACTACACCATACTAGGTGATGCTTCTTCAGGCACAATGTCTTGTACTTTACCTGATGCAACACAAGCTACGGGGCGAATCTTTGTCATCAAGAAAATTGATTCAAGTGCGAATGTCTTTAACGTCCTGACTACCGCGAATCAGAAGATAGATGGAGCAACGTTAAAAAGTTTAACCACTCAATATCAATCGATACGTGTTCAAAGCGATGGGTCGAATTGGGTCATAATATAAAATAATTATTTAACTTTTGGATAAAATCAGGTATATTAGGTTGTGTGGATGGAGGTGAACCATGAATAATGTACTAACTACTCGACAACCTAAATTATATCTTACTTTATCCATTTCTTTGTTTTTATTGAGCTTTCTGATTGTTTGTTATTCGTTAATTAGAAGTGATTTGATTAATAAAGATTTCGTTTCATTTCTTACCTTTTTTATACTTCTTATTTGCATTTTATGGTATTTCTCAAAAAAAGATATATGTAATAGATGGATATTATACGGTATATTCTTTACATTTATTGTACGTTCTTTTTATGCTTATAACATTTACACAACAGAGATTTCACCGTTCCCAGACAGTTTTAAATATTTAAACGGATTACAACAAATGCAACAAGCAAATAATTTCTCTGTTGAAGTAATATCTAATATCGCTCAATCATTACAGTTTGCATATTATTATTTAATTTTTGGAACGTATAGTATATTCCATACCATTTACTCGTTGTACCTTGTCAATATCTTTTTGTTCAGTATTTCTTTGATTCTTTTTTATCAAATCATCGTAAACGATTTTGGTAAAAAGGTTGCTATTGCAGCGACATCAATAGCGCTTCTAAGTACCAATTTGTTTTTGTTTACGAGTAATATCTTGAAAGATAGCCTAGTTCTTTTTTTAACTATGCTTTGTTTGTACCTATACAAAAAGAAAAATTCTTGGATCTTACTTACTGTTGGTATAATGGCGTTATTTACAGCTAGGATTTATACTGGATTAGCTTTAGTTGTAGCAATCTTTATCGATATATTATTAAATAAATGGAAATATTTGAAACTATATCAGAAAGTTTGGTTCCTAATGATTGTTGTTACAGCTAGTTTTTTAGTTACAATCAGTAATTTTAGTTCTAATTATTTGTATTTACTGCAAGTTTTTATCAATAGCAATGGAATTGGAACTATGATTTTAAAATCACCGCTTGCAGTACTTAAAATGTTTTTCGCTCCTTTACCTTGGAATGTGAGTAAAGTTGAATATCCATATACGATAACAGTAATCGATTCCTGTTTTACGATGGTATTCAGTTTTACCATTGTGCTATTCTTTATAAAATGGTGCAAAGACAAAGAATTAAGAAGAAAAATGTATTTGTATATTATTCCTATTTGGATTCACGCATTGGCTTTAGGGGTAACGTATGATGGAGACTCGACAAGACAAAGAATTGCAGTATTCTTTTCAATCATTTTGATGTATGCTATTGGGGTGTTTTATAAATCTAAGAATAAAAACGCTATTGTTCGTTAAGGGTGTCCATGACACTCTTTTGTTTTATACAGATTAGAGCTTTTATGGTTTCTAATAAAATGACGCTTTTAATTGATCTTACATTTAAAGAAGGTGATAACACTTGCTCTATGTCCGGGACTTAGAAGGAAACGAATACCCAG